ATTTTCGCAACTTGATCAGTAATGCCAGCAGATCCAAAACCTAATTCAAGAACTGTGACAGTCGTAGTCGTTCCTTGCCTAAAGAACGTTGCAACTTGGGCATTAAGTTCAGCCGCTGCATACAATTGAAGTTCACCGATAACTGTTGCAAGACCAGGATCGGTAGCAAGTTGATATGTAAATTCATCAACCCCAGTAACTGTGCAATCAAATGTACCATTATAACCAGGAGGCGTAAATCCACTAATTTGCAGTGGAATTACACTACCAACACCACCTACAGACACAGGAAGTGGAACAGGAGTTGTAACAGTAACTGTGCCAGTAGCCCAAACAGCATCTTGAATAGGAAATGGATCAGAAATAATTGCTTCCAAATCGGAATATTGCGTCAAAAGGCTTGCTGAGCCGGTAGGCTGATTAGTACCGCCAAACGACACAATTGCACCAGTTTGCTGAAAACCTGATGGAAAAGGTGCAAGAATAGTAGAAACTGTGACTGTTACAATAGCGTTCGGGTCAAGGGCGGACATTGAGTTTCTCCTTACGGAAGTGGATGAGCAGGGATAAGTGGATCAACTTTTACAAACGTCCTACTAAAAGGATTTGATGTTTCAACTTGAACTAAACATTTCGTAATATATTGACGAGCTATGTCGCGCACACAGTTTTGCAGATATGAGACCTTAAACTCTATTGATTTCTTTTGAGCTATAACTTGTAATTCAGATTGTTCCCGTTTTTCATCACGTACAATCGGCATATTCATTAAACCAATGTAACTATAGTCTGAGCTATATTGAATAACAAAATTTAAAAAAGTAATAATATCACAATTATCTGCACCATAGATTATTACTTTAACTTTTTCACATACTAATTGACTACTCTCTAAATGTGGCCCTAACATAGCAACAGATTCCAATGCTTCAGTATCTTCTATATGGACAGAAGCATATGGAGGCGCTTCGTTCTGAGGTACCAAAAATGATGGATACATTATAAATGGGCAACGAAAACCTGGATAAGGCGGAACATAAGTTGACATTGCTAACCAAATAGGCAATGAATTAGATACTATTTGTTCTTCTGGTAATTGTGATAAATCATCAATAATTTGTATATCAGTAATAGATGTTACTGCAACACCCAAATAATGCCATAAACCTGCTTGCTGATAGTATTTGCCGTGAGAACTAAAAGCAAACCGAATACCTTGATAAGTAGCTAAATAAATATATTGTGGATTCATATCTTGAAATAAATCAATCGGATTTAATGCTGTGAATACAACAGTATTATATGCAATTGTGGCATCTTCTTCTTGTTCAATTTCTGTCGAATAATGCAAAGATCCTGCAATCATCACTAGATCTGGTTCAACAGGTACAGGCGGCGCCAAATTAGCTCGAACCCAGAATACATAACCATCTAACGGTAATACCAATTTCTTATATAACAAAAATTGAATTTGTGTACTTTCTGAAAGAAAATTAACGCCAGCAGCTAATTCAGCAGCAAGTTGTCCTTTCGCGTTATTGGCAGCTTCGTTTACAGTAACCATTTAGATAAATCTTCCATCTCTATCTCTAGGACGAGTTTTACCATATTCTTTATTCCTATTTCTATTTTGAACAGTTCTAGTTGCCCATATACAATTCCAAGGATAATAACCTTCATTATTATCAATTCTTTCTAATGTTAAATCTTTTGACGGCTTTGGACCCATATCTTTTATAAATTCCTCAAAGGAATTTGCCCATCTTTCACACATATCAATTCCTTTTGCACCATAATCTTGATATGCTACATTAGATGGGTTAATACATCTCTGTTTAGCAGCTTGCCAAATCCAATATTCGTATGGCAATATAGAATGTTTCATTCTATCCACGCTCTAAAACTAGCCATATAAATACCTGTTTTTATGAATGAAGAATGTGGTTTAATACTCATGCCATGTTTACGCTGTTTACCAAATGAAGCTTTTGTAGGAACGCCAGAAGCCATACCATTCATTTCCTCAGCCCTTAAAAATGATTTAAACATACCTTCAATTTGTTTTGTACTTGGTTTCATCAAATTTTTTAATGATGTTCTAGTTTGACCTTTTCTTTCCAAAATCGTTTTTTCTGCAATTTCTTTAAATCCTTCATGTATAATATTATTGATTTCTTCATCATAAATTTTCTGAAATGTTTCAACAATACCATATTTTCCTTCAAGAATACTCGCTACCCTTTGAGCTGTCATAGTTTTACTAAAACCACGATTACGTTTACGTTTTTCCTCCAATTTAGCAGAGGTAGCTGGGCGTGTCTTCGTTTCTTGAGTATATGGGGTATTAATAAAACCCATATGCAATTTAAGTATATTTGTCATGGCGGTAAGAGTACCCACGCTCCATCTTGACGAACATACATTTGTCCATCAGACGGTGCATCTGGAAACGAAGGAGGTCCAGCTGGACCAACTAAAGGCTGTCCAGCAGGAACCCATTGCGTAGAAGTTCCATCGCTATACAAAATATATAAATTACCATCTGGGTCATTACGCCACCACAATTGCCCTGGTTGTGCACCAGCAGGAGGTAATGGATCAATTGGAACATTGAGCCCGCCACTTGGCGTACTTCCTGCAACGCCCATCCAAACATACCCATCCCACTCGTAAGTGCAACCATTAGGCGCTAAAAATTGATCTCCGATATTTGGATTAATTGGAAAATCAATAATTGCATATGGAGATACATTCTTATATGTAGTAACAGATTTTAATTGTGGAGGTTGTTTTGTTTGGCCGCGCCAGTCTACTCTCTTAATCATAGACTTATTCCTACGGTATAGTGACTGCTACCCAAGCACCACTTTGACGAACATACATTTGTCCATCATTAGGCGCATCAGGAAAAGATGCAGGACCAGTATTTCCTATTGGTCCTTGAGGACCGGCAGGTCCGGCAGGTCCGGTGGCACCATCAGTACCAGCAGTGCCAGGAGGCCCAGAAGGGCCAACAGGGCCAGCAGGGCCAGCAGGACCGGCTGGGCCTTCAGGACCAGGCGTACCACCTCCACCACTTTGGTCAGCATAGCCTCTATTGGTAAAGGATGCAACACCACCTTTAGCAGCAGGCCCTGGTGCTGTTTGTGGCATTAAAATCCACCTCTTACTGGAGGAGGTCGTCTTGGAGGTGGCACATTTCTTGGAGCCCTAACAGTAAAGGTTTCTCCAGTTAATGGCGAAGTTTCAACTGGTGGCGGCGGTCTAAGCCTACCAGGTTGCTGCCCAGGTTCTTCAACAGGAGGTTCTTCTCCGGTTGGAGGAGGAAGCTCGGGTGGATTTGGTGCACCAATCGTTCCTAATGGAACATCGTATTTCCAATATTCCCATCGTGGCATACGGGCATATTGCGTTACTTGAGGCATCATGCACTCCTAACTTACAGAAATTTGATTAGATGAAAGTAAGGCAATACCACCGCCAACAGAGTTCATTGCTTGAACAATTGCATCAATTACTGTTCCTACATCAGCAGCGACTGTTGTATAGGTATTTAATGGCGAGCCAGGAATAGTAGCTCCATTTCGTCTCCAACCATAAAAATAAGATGTAGGATTATTTGTCCATAATCCGGTACTTACAGATAATAAAGTCCCAACGATAGCAGGTCCAACAGGAGTAATTATTGGAGGAATAATATTAATTGGAACTCCAACAGGTGGTGCGCCAGCATCCCATACTGGCATTCCTATTGGCGAATTATAACAAGGTATAGCACCTTCAGAAATTGCTTGGTCATTAGGCCATCTACCTTGAGCATCAGGAAGATTTGGTCCTGTAGCTATATAAACTGGAATTGCTCCTGAACCTGCCGTTGTTGGCGCAGCTACCATATTTATAGGTATTGCACCAGTATCCTGTTTATTAGGCCACGGCGGCCCAGGTGTGGGTGTAGGAACAATATAAATTGGTATTGCACCTGCTGGATTTCTTCTGTCATTAGGATAGCCCATTAGAATGTTAGACCCCACATAGATCCAACGCTTTGAGCAATACCTAAATAGACGCGGCCCCACGGCGTCTTAAGAGTTTGAAGATCTCCAACAGTAAGATTTTCCATACTAGATAATAGCTTCATTCCTGCCGAAGTTCCTTGATCAGAAGCTTGGTTTATTAAACCAGGAATAAAACTATTAATCTGCATTGACTGTCGCAAATCTGTCCAATATGTATTATCTGGAGGTGGTAATGAAGGATCATCTTGTGCTATATTGACTAAATAATCTCCTGCCAAATTATAAACTGCAACAGTGAATATACCAGGATTTACAGCCCAGATATAACGATTTACAATTTCATATGCTATATCATAAGACATTTCTAAATAAATACTATCGTCAGCAAGAACTACATCTGGCACGCCCATTATCTGGCGTACCCAATTAATATATCCTGCTAGAGTTGGTGGTGCAATCCATTGTAAAGACATTAGAATATTGATTTCTTTGATTTAGGACGCATAAAATCAGTTATTGCACTTATTGGGCTCTTTGGCGGGCCTTGTGGCGCTCCTTTCTCTTTATCACGAGTAATTACAATTTTTTCAGCAATTGTAGGATCACGATCCTTCATAGGCTTTTCTGTAATTTCAAATTCAAAACTTGTAAGTTTTTCTCCAGCATTTTCTTCAATCATTGCGTTTACTGCAACTGCTGCTTCAGCACGAAGCTTTTCACCATTTACCTTATTAACTTCTCTATTGTGAACAATCAATTCAACAATAGTCTCTTCTGATATTGGTTCGTCAATAGAATATATATATGGGATATAATAACCACTAAAAGTAGATAATTCATTCGATCTTACCATTCCGTATGACGCATGAAATTGCGCAATAATATCAATTTGCTTTTCGTTTAATTCTCCAGAAATTCTAATTTGTCCACCAATTGGGATAGTTTGCATTCTGTACGTTTTATATTCTGGTAAACGATATTGGAAATCAATATTTTGATGTGTTCCATTAGCGATGAACATACGCATTTTATTTATCCTTGCTACCTCAGGGGCGGTCTCAGAGGAGGTAGCAACTCCCGAGACCGCCCAAGGATCATCCAGCACATTCTACGGGAGACTGCCGGACAATTACTGATATTGAAGTGTCATAATAGTAATAGCTTCAGGACGAACGCCCCAACCGCTCGTGATGCGCCACTCGGAGAGAACGTCAATGGCACCACCTGCAAGCGGAGTAGGAATTTCTCTGGGCGCTGCCATATCAGCATACATCAACGTGCAAGCCTCGATACCAGGTGCGATCTTGGCAATTTCATTCGTGTTGATTCTTGTTCCCACAGGCTTCTTCACCTCAGGCATAACAAGAATAACGGCATCGTTTTGGCCACCACCAACGCCCTTACCAATCAAAGTATCATCGTAACACCAAGCAATGTCGTCATCATTCATAGAGAGAACATTATCCAACATTCCTTTAGTTGTCACAGAACCTGCGCCTTCGCGTTGGAACTGAACAATTTGGACGATATTTTGATATTCCATTGCCGCCAGAGTTCTCTGCGGACCAAGAATAACAAAACTGCGACCAATTCCGAGTTGATTGCATCGTGTCTTGAGAGCAGAGATTTGTGTGAGAAGCCATACGCCAAGCTCGCCATTATCATAGGTAACAACAGTATTGTTACCGTTGCTATCAGGCGGCAGAGGAACAGCAGTGGCTCCTTGTGCATTGATAAGACCCTCTCCATTGATAGGATTAAGTCCATACAGCAGAGCGTTGCGCGCCAATTGGAAATGGCCTTGACGCATACCAAGTCGTTGCGCCTCAACCATATTAAGACCCCACTGCCCCATAGCAGCGGTATCGTGATGATCATACTCAGCACGGACGCGCAGCAAATAGCTTGCGGTGCTGATCATTGAGAGCGCGACAGAAACGCTGGGCAATTGATTATAAGCAGCTTGCCCAGCTGCCATTCTCGTGCGAACGTCGAGGCGCTTCATGTAAACATAAAGATCACCATCTGACAATCTGACAAGAGGATCAGCTCCAGCCAAAGTATTAAAAGCCCCAGATGCTTGCACATAGGGCAGGATGATACCAGGCTCAATGAACGAAGGATTAACGATTACATATGACGGAGTGGCGCCAGCCATGTTAAGTTCACCTCATGTTTGGAGGCGGGACGCGCCTCAGTTATAGCAAAGTTAGCAGAGTTTAGTGGATTTCGATAACTTTAGACTTCCAGAAGGATACAGCTACCTTGACGATTCCAAGTGCAAAAACCAGTTGCAGCGGTATAGATAACTGTCATTGAATTACCGACATTGTATCCAATAATATTGACAGGAGGAAGTGCAATATCACCAGCAGCAGCAATCCAACCACTTGCGATTAGATAGAAAAGCGGAAGTGCATTTACGATTACGCCTTGAAGAACAAGCGCTGGATCCATAGCCATCGCAATACGCGCACGACTTCCAAACCTATAGAAGTTGACTAGCATTCCAGGATCAGCTTGCTGAACTGGACTCTGCGGGCTATTAATCATAGCATGATTCTGATTAAACACGCTAATTCCAGTTGCTGCCAAAGCTGCTGTGGCACGACGAATAGAATTTTGCAGTGCAGGATCAGGAAGAGTTGGTACAGGCGGAGTACCAATATTCACAGGTGTAGGAATAGATTCAGTAATAGGAACGCCACCAAACATTGGCAGCGTTTCTGTTCCTGCCAATTGACCGCCTGTCAATTGGAACCTGATTGCAGGATCATCCATTGCCATACCTTGAATCATACCATCAAGGTTTGTGGTAAAGGTTCCCGCAGCATTAGTTGTGATAACAGGATTAATCGAGATCATGACACAAAAGCTCCTTAATTACTGTGAAACGCTCCTTTGTTGCGCTCAGTTGTGGTTTCTGATGCCAGCTAACCTCCGCTTCGGAGAAGAGAATTGACTCATCCAAGCAGAGGGTTTACCAACAAACTCCTTGATCTTGCGACCAGTAGCATCCTCACGTACGATCTCGCGAAGGAAATCGTCGCCAATAATTTCTGGATGCAACCCAGCTTGCTCAGCATCAGCATAAATCGTATTTTCGATATTGCCAAATGCTGTATCGTCTGAGATAACCTTCAGATCGATGGTTTTCCAAGCTAGAGAATGTTTCTTCAGATCGTTAGCCATACGGCGACGATAGCCCATAAGCGTCTCTCCATCTAGAGGACGAGGCGCACGCTCACCATGCATGGCATAAATGCGATCTGCTCTGACTTGCGAATCAGCCATCGCAGCATAATCTGCGTCTGTCATCTGACGCGGAAGTTTAGCTGCAACATCAGCAACGCTTTTGCGAACTTCCTCCAAAGCATCAGCTCGCTTCTTCTCTGCTTCCTCAGCATCAGCTTTAGCCTTGGCTTCTGCATCAGCCTTTGCTTTGGCTTCTGCATCGGCCTTTGCTTTCTCATCAGCCTTTGCTTTTTCTTCATCACTCATAGCTTGGCGAGCCTTATCAGCATCAGCCTTAGCCTTTGCTGCATCTTCTTTGGCTTTTTCCTTTTCATCCCAAGCATCGCTTACAGTCTGCTTGACTGAATCTTTAACGGAAGCCATCAATGAATCCTTAAACGATGAGAAATAAGAATCCATCTTGGCCTTATCAGCCTTTTCCTTTTCCTCAGCATCGGCCTTTGCCTTTGCTTCATCAGCCTTACGAGCGGCTTCAAGAGCCGCAGCTTTATCATCATCTGCCATAACCAAATCTCCTGCGGTCACTGTTGAAACGCCACTCGGCGGTCTACCTTTGTCCCAAACTCCTTGGAAACAGATTGCTATATGGTCTAGTAATTTTGGTTCACCTTCAATTAATAATTTACTACCACCTTTAAGCCTTATTTTTTGATCATCGCCAGTTAAAACTACACAAGGCGAAGTGGATAATTGATTTTTCTCCATTAATTCTGCGGCATGTTCATCCCATACTTTGACGATTGCCCAAATTTCATCACCTTTAATATAAGGAATAAATACTGAACCGACATTTCTATCAACATATTCTTTAGTATTTAATGTTGATGTACCAGGATGTTCAAATATTACAGGGAGCCCATTGCATCTCTGTAAAAATTCATCATTTAAATAAATACCTTTGTCGCGCCACACATGTTCTTTGATACCACTTCGATACGATAATCCAGTACCAGTTATTCTTATATCAAATAGAGTAATATTAGCATAATGTTGTGGTGAGGTTAACTCACCTGCCTGCATTAATTTAGCGATACCTAATTCATTAGCAAAATATTTCTGAATCGTTATTGCCACACCAGGATGTAATGGTTCTGGTGGAGCATTTAGTGGTGCCCAAACATAAGATAAGTGCTCTTTGTCTAGTTTTGGAGGATTAAATTTCTTATCTATTTCTTGAATAAATGTCGTATAGTCTACAACTCTAGTTGGATTATCACTATCTCCTTCTATTGTGGTTTTTCTACGGGAGAGTTCAAATAATTCTCCAGAAGGGTGAAATCCAATCTCTTCTGAACACTCTCTAATAGCTGTTTCGACGGAGCTTTCTCCTGATTCTCGTTTACCACCAGGTAAGTCGTAATGTCCAGCATAATCTCCGTATTCTGAACGTTCAAGAAATAATGCCCTCTTGTCAGAGGTGACAAACATGATCCCGGATGCATAAATAGTCTCCATTAGGATGGATTCTTTTTACTCAATGCTCCGGTTCGCAATTCGTCTCTATCTTCATTATCTTTCTTATCGTCTTTGGGCTCTTCAAGTTCATCTTTTTTAGATGACTTAAATGCTGAATCCAACATCGCATCTAGTTTTTCAAGATGTTTGTCTGGACAAGGCATTATTGAGCCTCCGTTGTTTGCTGTGTTGACAATCGTTTTGCATTATTTTTTCGATTTTCAACTTCTTGAAGATAATCAATAACAGCATCTTCTAAAGAATCAACTCTTGTAGAGCCACTTCTACTCAATTCACCCAACTTATAATGCGGTTTACCAGGTTGCCCTGGAGCGCCACCGGCTCCTGCCTCCACAGGAGGCTTAAATTTCGCCATTTTCTTGTAATCTAATACCAAAGGAGATGGGAACATTGCTTTCAAATCGTTAAAATTATCGGCTGCCCACTCATAAATAGTCTCTTTATTATCATCATCAGCTAATGGAAGCAACAATTCTAGCATAGAAATCACAGATCGTAGCTTGACATTCGCTACTTTTATCTTTTCAGAGTCAGGTTCAGTCAACAAAGATGGCCAAATCGCAATGAAGTGATTTGACCATTCTATAAATGCTTGATTGTAGCTCTTTTTTCCGTACTCATCCTTGAAATCGTTCTGAACTGTCTCATAAAATTCTAAATTCCATGCTCTATGTTGTACTATTCTGGTAAAAAATGTGTATAAAGGCTGCATTGATTCACGTAATTTGTCTATGTAGCGCGCAATTGCTTTGGCATCTTCCTCACCTTCAGCAAAGGCAACTGCTAATGTCTCACTATTCACAAGTTTTGCTGGCATTCCAGCTGCTGCTGCTATGTTTTCAAGTATATTTTTCCTGGCAGTCTTGGAAGAATTATCGATATTCTGAAGATTTAATGATTCAATTGACTCATCTATTGAAATGTTCATTACAGAACCAGTCATCGCCTCCTTAAGCATACCGCGCTTAATGCCAGCAATCTGTTGCATCACATTATTTATGATGCTACCTGGTGCTTTTAGCTTTGCGACAACAACTCCAGCTTTTTTAGTCACTAAATCGTCTGTAATCATCGACTGTAAGAATGATTTAAGTGGATAAAGCGCGCGCTGATAAACAGAACGGCCAACATAACCCCAAGCTGAAGTAGTATAATCAAGATAAATTGGATCTTCATTTTGATAAATGCAAGTTCGCGTGAAATGATAGGCTTGTCCTTGAACAGAAATAGTAATTGGCTTCAAAAATGTCGGAGAATTTGGATTTTGATTTAAAACTAAGCTTCCAGCTGTATTTAGTGGATCAAAAACGTTAAAAGTCATAGGTTTTTGAGCTAAACTAGCATAATCCAGCGGTTTTGAAGGATCTTCGTTAGGAATCATACACGCTACAGATGAAATTCCATAAATTCTTGCTAATCTTACCACATTTGCAATAATTCTATCTGCATCTATTCGTTGCCATTCATCTGTAAACGCTTTTCTTACGCGATCTTCGGGTGATCCTGGGATATTTATGTTGCGCCCCTGAGATTGTGCCAATTGAACCGGCACATCAACAAGTTTTGCGCCATAAGGATGATAAGAATAGATAAGTTTGCAGAGTTCGTATGATGCACTAGACCCTAATTCAATATTATCAGCCATCAAAATCTTCATTAATGGCGTCCCTATAGGGGAGCCACCAAATAATCCACCACCTTGGCCTTCTATTTGAGCTTCGGCCATTACATTCACATTGGAAATTGTGTATCACATAAAATTTGAATGCATTCAGCTAACTCAGAAATAACTTCTTTTTTATCATTAATTGAACACATAGTATTTTCTTCATCAGGATTACGTTCTGGTGAAGCATAAGAAAATACTATATCGTTTTTTTCATCAGTTACTATGACACGCATCTTAATATTCCAAATAAAAGGCGCGCCACCGAAGCAGCGCGCCCAATTTTATTTTACGTTTTCGGTTGAGGAACTGGCGGGCGTTGTCCACCAGCAGGCAAGCCCTGCCCAGGTTTCGGCGGCGGCACCGTCAAAACCGCATAACGATATCCAACGCCTGAAATCGCCACAAGCGCAATCACCTTCCCAGGAGGAATAGTGGGAGGCAACGGCGGCCAAATGGTTCCAGGAGGCGGATCAACCGGCGGTGGCTCTTCTCCATCAACAGGCGGCAAGCTATTGTCTGGCTTGCCAGGAATTGATGGAAAGATCGGCAGACCATGATCAGGACGCTCTGGGCGCCCTCCCGTGCCCCAACCCGGATCAACCGGAAGACCACCTCCACCTGGAGGCCGTGGCCAAACATGCGGAGGCCGTGGAGGACGCGGAAGTCCTTGATCTGGGCGCCCCCAGAAATGTCCACCACCAGGAAGTCCTTGATCAGGGTGCTCTTCACTAATACCCCAGTCCGGATCAGTTGGGCGAGGCGGACGCGGCAATCCTTGACCAGGACGACCCGGCCAGCTAGGGCGTTCACCACCCCAGAAACCAGGAGGCCGACCAGGAAGACCCTGATCCGGATATTCCTCACCACCACCTTCTCCAATATCTCCCTCATCTACACCATAACCAGGGTCTACAGGGCGACCAAAACGATCGCGAGTGTGAACTCTCAGCCAACCAGAAACTCTAGGCATTATCATCTCCTTGGTTTCGCCCTATTGGGCTGTGAACTTGGGTTCTTTAAACGTTATACGTCCCCAAGAGAAATGCAGGGTGGATCAAATCGGATAGATGAGGAGGTCACCGAGACACACTTGATTATCGCGAAGTTGGGAGGTGCAATGCGACAATCTCAACCCTGCTGAAGCTTTAAAATTTCGGAGCAGGACTGAAAGAACCACCTCCGGTTTTTTCAACTTTCACAGAAGTTTCGGCAGCTTTCGCAGCTTGAAGCTGTTGTTTAGCTACCAATTTAGCTTTACTCAGAGCCGCTGCTCTGAGTCTCATATCTTGAGAAAATTTCTGCTTTTGCATAGGGGTCATTAGTTTTGCTCCTAGTGATTTAAGATATTGCCTTCGTTTGGCACAACCAGAACAGGGCATTTGTTACCACAGATCAGGATCGCCTAGAGCACTGGCAATACCATATGTAAAACAATCTACTAAATCATCTTCTTGGTCTGGAACGCCTACATTAAATGTATGAACTTGCTTAATTAAATGATTAGCATGTCTCTGTTTAAAATCAATTGTTTTTCTATATGCTAACTCTGTGTATTTGACTTTACCCACAGATACATATCCAGAAGCATTCAAAGCGCGCGGCTGTTTTCCTAATTGAACCAACTTAGCATCTATTCCAGTTGCCAACTTATTTTGCCGATTCAATTGCTGCAACAGAACAATACCAGAACCTTTTTCTTCAATAAAAGGTCCAATCGAGCCTCGACGCGCGCCACATTGTCTAGAATATTCTTCAAGCTTGCTATAGACAACATCCATCCAATTAACTAATAAATCTGCTGGCGTTTGTACAAGATCATAATCTAAAATCTGTAGTGGCGCCTCAGGTTTATATTGATTAATCGCCCAAAATATAACACCTGTTGCGTCATGTTTTGCATCTGCTTTAATACCAGTATCTATGGTAGCAAAGACGCAATCACACCAAGTAAATGAATCTACAGGATGCCCATCTACTAACAAATCTTTCTCAAGGAAGAATGTACCACCAGGAGGTTGTGGATTCTGTTGATACAAGGATTCAAAATCCCTTAGACCCAAAATTGTGCGCTTTCGTTCAATTGCAGCAAGATCTTCCCATTGCGGCCAAAGAACTTCTCCAACTTTTCGCTTAAGAGGATCATCGGCAACTGCAATGGCAGGAAGATTGATAATATGCCATTGATCTCCACCCTTATCCATCTCATGCAATAGCATACCACCTAAATCTTCTAAATGCCATCGCGTTTGAATGAGAATGATTCTCGCGTCTGGTTTTAATCTGGTGACCAAGTCACTTTTATACCATTCGAAAGTTTTTGTACGTACAGTTTCTGATTCAGCATCTTCGCGCGATTTAACTGGGTCATCAATAATTGCAAGATCAGCTCTACGTCCGGTGATTGCTCCTCCAACACCGGCCGCGAAGTATTCACCTCCGTTGGTAGTTTCCCAGCGAGAAGCGGCTCTGTTCGATTCATCAAGAGAGTATCCTAAAATGGGAGCTTTCAATAATATCTTGTTGCGCACCCTACGGCCAAAGCGTTCAGCTAACTCGCCAGTATGTGAACAACCAATTATAGAACTACGTGGAAATATTTTAAACCAATATGGAGGAAGTAGTTCGCTGGTGTAAGTAGACTTGGCACTTCCTGGTGGGGCAAAAATCATCAACCGATCTATTTCACCAGTAATAACTTTCTGCAACGCTTTGATAATATGTCTATGATGATTTGCAGGTTCGAAACCGAAATCGTGAACACATTCTTCGCACCAAGCCAAAAGATTAGATTGACAAGAGCGGCGCCACGCCTCAGATTTATATTTCAAAATTTGAGTTTTTCTAATTCTCTCAAATGGTGATTCTGGAGGTTCAAAACCCATACTCATAATCTAAGTTTTCCACCTAAACCTTGAGATCGCAGTATAACGCTAACGGTGCCTTGGGAAACACCAATCTCAACTGCAATTTCTTCCTGCGTCTTATTTTGAGTACGTAATTCTTTAATTTTATAAATCATTCGTTGATCAACTCTTGATGGAGCACCTATTTTTGTTTTCATGCGAATAAATCAACTTTTGGTTTCTCAAGTGCTAAGAATAATTCCCAGCTTTTAGTATGTTTGCGTCGATTACAAGGCCAACAAAGAATATGAAGATTGTTCCTATTTTCACTACCATTTTTAATTTTAGGAACAATATGATCAACAGTTGGTTGGACCATATCCAAATTTGATTTACAATACGGATTAGCGCATTTCCATTTTCCTCTAATATTTCGAGGCGGAGGCTTATTGAGTCCATACAAGAGATGATTCTCCCCATGCGATGATTATCGCATTATGGGCCTTTATTTGGCCTCTTTCCCTACTTAGTAGGGGCTGACTTAACTGGCGCAGCGGGCCTGGTAGATGGGCCCTGGGTCCTCAGGTGCGGGAGAGGACCCAGGAATTATTAACCTCCAACGGGGGTGAATGGAGGCGAATTACTCACCAGCTCGGAGTGAGGAAAATCACACTGGCGAGCCTTTGAGTATGGGATGTGATTATGTCTTTTGTATGTCTGTTTACGCCTGTAAACAAGTAAACTTTTATTACACATCAATGAGATGTATTTACAAATCACCTTTCTTGTGCTATACTGTAAGAAAGAAAACACAAGGGATGGAGTCCCATGCAAGATCTTTTCACTCAATCCCATGATTATGACTTCAGTTGGGTAGTAGCAGTTTTTGCAAATACTGGCGCAGTAGAAGCCATACGAAAAGCTAATGAAGTACCTCTCAAAACTTTCTATCCTGTCAGATTCAACGGACGTGGAGAACCACAACCCTTGTGGCGCAACTACTTATTCATTGAACACCGCGAAATATTAACTTCACAAATATGTCGTAGTGTAAATAAATTCATTAGAGTATTGACAATGCGCGATAATGAAGGAATAGAATATCCAGTAATGGTACGCAAAAATGCTATTGATGAGCATCTAAAATTATTGTTAAGTGGCAAGTTCAATAATAAAACATACATGCGGCGCCACTATGGAAGAGGATCAATAGTTAGAGTAGTTGATGGTAATTTTATTGATAAGAAAGTACGATTAGAAATGGATATACCATCAGATTGGCCAGGAAATAGAAAGGTACTTATTGACATTAATGGTTGGAAGGGGCAAATTGAATTGTGGAAGTTGGCGCTCTAATGAGCAATGACGACGAAGAAAGTGAATATGATTTTCCTCCTACCAAGCATTCATGGAGAGAATTCATTACAATGACATTAGTTGGTGTCATTATTCTTGGTTTTTTAATTTGGGAATTATGGGAGATAATTCGATGGCTGATACGAGCACTATAATCAAATACGTCAGAGACAATATCACAGATGCTAT